CGAACAAGAGTCCTTTCAGCAAGGAGGGCGACGGTGCATTGGTTTGACTGTGCCGGGCAATTGCCTGGCCGGAGAGTTGGGCTTGCACTCGCTCAAACATCTCACGGTCGATGATCGCCTCGTGCTCTCCCGGATAGACCTGATCCTTATGTGGCATGTCGCCGACATAGATGGGGTTCGACAGGATGCGGTAAATGTGCCCGCGGGTGAACGGAACACCGCCGGTCTGCCGTCCCGTCTTTGAAGTTTTCACACGTGTTCGTAAATCTCGCCGGTCTGCTTCCTGCTTGACCTGTTTGACCGTGCCGAGTTCCAGATACAGATCATAAAGGGTGCGAACGATTGCTGCGCCATCTTCGTTGATCACAAGTTTGCGCTCTCTTACGTCATAGCCGATGGGCACCGGGCCACCCATCCAGATGCCCTTTTTCTTTGAAGCGGCAAACTTGTCCCGAATACGTTCGGCGGTGACCTCGCGCTCGAACTGCGCAAAGGACAGAAGCACGTTCAGCGTCAACCGCCCCATCGACGTCGTCGTGTTGAACTGCTGGGTAACGGAGACAAACGACACATTGTGTGCATCAAACAGTTCCACCATCTTTGCGAAGTCGGCCAGCGACCGTGTCAGCCGATCCACCTTGTAGACAACAACGATATCGATCTCCCGCCGTTCGATGGCAGCCAGCAATCTGTTGAGCGACGGTCTGTCCATCGTCCCACCGGAGACACCACCGTCATCAAAGCCGGTTTTGATCAGTTTCCAGCCTTCCTGTTTCTGGCTTTTGATATAAGCCTCACAAGCATCCCGCTGCGCATGCAAGGAGTTAAAATCCTGCTCCAGGCCCTCGTCGGTGGATTTGCGTGTGTAGATGGCACAGCGTTTCATGTCGCAATCCCGAAGAACCGCGGGCCGGACCACCGCGCCCCGGTGATGGTTCGGGCGATCTCCGACAGAGACCCGTAGGTCTGCCCATCATAAAGGAACCCCTTCTCCATGACGCTGACGATATGGGAGTCACCGCGCCAGTCACGCACCAGCCGTGCGCCCGGCATCAGTTTCTTGGACCCTGCCTTCTGCCCTGTCGATGTCGATATCGGTGAAGGCTTGCCGGTTGCCAATGCTTCAAGGCGTTTCCGGGTGGCGGGTTTGAGCCCGCCATGCCGTCGACATTGTTCATGATAGACAATACCAAGAGAGAGGAGTTGCTGGCCGATGCCTTTCGGCGGGAGGCAGCCAAAGCTCCGCTGCCATCCCGCCACCAGGTCCGCCCGTTTAGACGCCATGGCTTACGCCTCCATCCGATAGAGGGTCACGCCTGCGGCGTTCCGGTCACGAGTGATCGTGGCCCCTTTCTTCCGCAGGCCGGAGAGAGCTGCACGGATGGTATGCGGCTGCCAATCGGTCGCCTTCTTCAATGCAGCAATGGTCGCCCCCTGCTTGCGGCGGAGCAGTTTCTGGACCTGGTCGATCTTCGGGGTTACGGGTGTTTGCGTGTCTGTTGCCATCATGGCCTCCTTCGGCTGGGCAGTGGCAGGATGCCGCCGCTTGCACCGGAGGAAGGCCCATCTGCATTACAGACCGGCCGGAGCGTGTTTGCTGCTCATCCACAGCAACGCTTCCGTCGCCGGACAAGTCCAGTCTTTTTGTGAGTAGTTCGGGTATGTGTTCGTTCAGTAAATTTCCTGTTCACCCACAAAGAGTTTGACATGGATGTATGACGGTCCTCTGGTTTGATGATTGGCGCGTTTTCTGACCCAGCACAAGAACAGCGAGGCGTCGTCGGCCAGATCGTTATGTTAATCGCCGGGAATGCCGAGATCCACCCTTTTGATCAGGATAGCAGTCACATCAAACTGTTCCTGCAGAGCGATAATCTTGCGGCGCAGATTCGGGATCTCGAGCCGGCCTCGCCAGACAAACAGAAAATGGTAGGATTGCTCTCTCATAGTTTAGGTCGCGCAGTAGGTCCAGTTGCTTGCAGCACTCGCTGTTTACGCAATAGTCCGACTATGACCAATCAGTAAAAAGCGCCCTCTGCCTCTCTCATAGATTTGAGAGAGGCAGAGGTTCAATCGTTTTATTAGTGTTAGAACAGTTACTAGTCTCTATACTTTTGAGCCTTTACGGCACTAATTTTCGACCTGCTGCCTAGTAACTTTCGAGCTTTTCGCAGCAAGATTTTTATGTTCCTTTTTTCTTCCAATCTGCTCCTTGAAGAGCCTTCAAATATCATCGTTAGGTTCAACGTTTCAAAGGTGTTAACTAATTTGCAAATTTTACTTTTATCAATTTTCTTCATTTCATTTGGCCCATTTTTCAAAATTGTTTTCGAACTTCATGTTCCAGCCATTCGCGAAATTGCCGCGGTGACCTACTTCTATTCTCGACCACTTGGTTATCTGAAAACGCCTTTAGGTTTTCAGCAAAGTTGCTGGTCTTCTTCGAGTCATACTCAAAATCTCGGGCCCAATTAAGAAACTGACTCAAGCTATCGACTTGATCATCAACGTCACCTTCAGGGAATGCAGCGCATTCCTCCAAAAAGTCAGCCAGCCAAAAAGCTTCTTTTGGCAAAAAGACCTTTTCGGCCATTATCTGGCCTGTTGCCTGATCTGCCCTCTCTTTCTTGGAAAGACTCGCTTTTATGCCAATAACAGGTGATCTGTAATCGACCCTGAGATCCTCAACGACACCAATACCTGCTCCATTCTCTTCAACAAGGATATGTGTCGCACGGTACAAGCTTGCGTATTCACTTATTCTTCGAGCTAGATCACCATAATCAAGTTGGTCTCGAAACAAGTTTACAAGATAGAATTTTGCATCACGAACCAGCCAAAATGTGCCAACAGTGTAGTCGTTTTTTCTATTGGACTTGAAGGCCAAATCCCAAGAATGAACATAAAGGTCCGCTGCCTGTCCCCCAAGCGAGCCATCATAGTACTTGAACCAATCAAGTTTGATGATGTTACCAGTCTCTGGCACAGGTTTTTGCTGATACTGCGCAGAGAATTTCCCTGGCCCCATCTGGATCTGTTGCTGTTTCAGATGTTCTAGACTGAAACGTTTGTCGTCCAGGATAACATCCTTTTGATAATGATGATGCTTTCCTGCACCAATCTCGATTACAATATCCTCTGTTGCGATCGCAGGCAGGCAAAGATGCTCCCATCCTCCTTTCTTGAGGAGATACCCGGATAGATCCCCACTATGGACCCTTTGCTGGCAAACTAGAATCATCCCCTCTTTCGGATTATCCAAACGCGTGGATACAACTGAGTTGAAGAATTCTATGCATGCCTGTCGTTCGGTTTTAGTGCAGTTCGCACTTTGTGGGTCGTCCACAATCAAGACGTCACAACCGAACCCTGTAAGGGATCCGCTAAAGGAGCCCGCCTTGCGCCCACCTTCCTCTGTCGTCTCGAAGTCACTTTCAGTGTTACGATTTGTCTTAATTCTGGTGCTAGAGAATGCTCTTCTATACCAGGTAGACTCCATTATTGTTCGGGTTTTTCTGGAAAGATTATTGGCAAGGTCTTGAGAATAGCTGGCGCAAATAATCTTCAGTGTAGGGTCATGTCCCAACAACAAGGCAACAAAGTAGACCGAAGAAAGCTCGGACTTCAAATTGCGCGGCGGAAGGTTGAGAATAAGACGCTGAGTCTTGCCCTCTCTCAGCCTCTCAAGTTTGTAGCCAATAGCATCTAAGTGCCAATTCCATGACAAAGATTGCCCAGGATGAAGTTGGGCAAAGCACTTAAATGCGAAAAATCTAAAATCGCTTCGTAGAAGCGCGTCAAATTTGTACTGTTTCATCTTATCTATTCCTGTTTTTCCAATGTGTTAATAAAATCACTCACAATTTTTTCGTCATTTTTTGAAATGGTTTCAAAGTCCTGGTCCAAAGGCATTTCGGGAAAATGTTGAACGATGAGCCGAAGCAGAAGCCCTTGTGCCCGCACGTCGCCTTTCAACGCCTTGCTCAAGGCAGACTTTACAAGTGCCCTTTGTTTAGAAACCGTTTTCGATCTCTCACCTTCCCGAACATTGATCCTCTGAGAGAGCTCCTCTTCGAGATCTGTTTTCAGATTTTTTACCTCTTTAGGACGCCCTTTCGGATTCCCTGATTGCCCGGGTTTGAACCTGCTGGATTCAGGTGGCTTCTTGTAGCCGACAGAGTAATCTCTACTCGGCTTTTCTCTTTTACGCTTTGACACAATGCGTCTCCTTGTTTGGTCTACTCGCTAATAATTCTTCAAAAGTTAAGCCCGTCTCCAGGTGGATGACGGGCTCGCCAAATAGTTGTTGGAACCTTTTTAATGAGAGCTCCAGATACTTAGGATCTATCTCACATCCATAACATACGCGACCTATCCCTTCTGCTGCGATGAGCGTAGTTCCTGACCCTAGAAATCCATCCAGTACGATGTCGCCTCGCTTTGTGACATCGAGAATGGCATCTTCAATCAACTTGGTTGGCTTGACAGTTGGATGCATGGCGAGTGCCCGATCACGGTCTGAGCCAAAGCTATTCATACCGGCATAGGTCCAGACATTTGTTCTGTTCCTTCCGTGCTTTCCAAGTTGAACATTGTTTCTGTGGCTTTTAGCCCCCTTGCGGAAAACAAAAACGAGCTCATGAGCAGATCTATAAAAACTGCCCATCCCGGAGTTTGTCTTTGCCCAAACGCACAGATTGAGGATCTGTTGATAGTGCTTGCCGCTGGCCTCCAGCATTTCCTTTACATGGCGCCAGTCCATGAAAATGAAATGCACAGACCCTTCCCTAGTGACGCTGACAAAGTTTGCCATGCATTGAGACAGAAATGCCGTGAAATCGTCGGACGACATTTCACCACTCGCCATGGCAAATTCACTATGCTCCGTCTTCCCACTTACAACATGCCCTTTAATACGAACATTGTAAGGTGGATCGGAGATAACAGCGTCTGCAAGCTTTCCATCCATCAGCTTTGCAAGAACACCTTGATCCCGGAAGTCCCCGCAAATGGCGCGGTGATGACCGACCTGAAAAAGATCTCCAGAACGAATAGAACTCTCGGCTGAGACACAAGGTATAGGAGGTTCTTGCTCTCCCACTTGTTCCCACTCACCCAAAAAGAGATCTATCTCTGTCGTAGAAAAGCCGGTGACTTCAATATCAAAGGTGATGTCATCTGTGGCGAGTTCCAGAAGTTCCAGACGCAATAGCTCTTCATTCCAAGTCGAATTCTCGACAAGCTTATTGTCAGCCAATCTATAGGCCCGAACCTGGGCATCATTCAGATGGCTAATCGTTAATGTCGGAACAGACTTCATGCCGAGCTTTTTGGCTGCCAAAACTCTACAGTGGCCAGCTATGATCTCACTATTCTGATCAATGAGTACCGGATTCAAGAATCCGAACTCTGTGATACTGCATGCTACTTGCTCAATCTGCTCTTTTGAATGCTTTCGAGCGTTGGTCGGATAGAATCGCAGATCCGATATCTGCCTTTCTTCATGTTCCAATTTAGTCATTACATTTCTCCATTCATTTTGCCTTGCAAAAACAGAAAAACCTCCCGACCAGATGGTTGAGAGGTTCTGTTTTCACTGCTACAAGGTTTTGTTCGAAAAAAAGGTCGAAAATACTCTTCTTAGCCAACTCTTTTCATCAAAAAAGTGTTCAAATACAGTAAGTTGCCTCAAACAAGAGACCGCATGCGGAAACTTCAGCACCAATCATAGGGATGACGCTGCCGTAACGTTTCGCAAATCCGGATTTTTTTAATAAAAGTAAATCACCAATTCCAAACGATGATTGTCCCGCCCATCTAAAAATAGCGGTCAGACCGCTAAAACTGCCTTCTGCAAAATGTTGTCAGAGCCCTGTACAAATTGTGCTGGTCCGAGACAGTTTCGACTGTCCCTACTAAAAATCACGTCCGGGCGTATCGGTGATGTAGTCCGCCAAGCCTCGGGAAGGAAACTATGCTGCCTATCGCCTCGACGGCACGTCCATTCGGAGTATCTTTGGCCAATCC